GTCAGGAAGGATAACTTCAATCCTGCTATGAGTATTGCTTGGAACGTTGCAAAAGAATGGCTGATGCCGGAGAATGAGGATGTACTTTCTCGTGTAGTAAATAAATTCTTGAATGCTAGGAAGCCATGAATGTGTGTCAATCAATACCTCGTAGAGATTGCAAGGTGTTTGCTAAATGTGGAGCAAAATCCTTATCACATTGCCGGCGGCACCGCGAAACTGATGAGAAGTGTAAAAGTTGTACTCTAATTCGTCGTAAGCCGCGTAATCGGATTATAGATGATTCAGGACGTGAAATGAAAAGATGTACCCATTGCGGAAATTACTTCTACTTGAACCGGTTCTACAATCGTATAGTGGTGAGAAAAGGTAAGGAATATCATTTGTTGACTTCCTGGTGTCGTATGTGTATGTCACAGATTAATAATCAGAGGGCAAAGAAGAAAAAGTGACTTGTCTATTAAATTTTTTGTATGAAATATTATGCTTCAGTCAGCTTTGGAAAGGATTCCTTGGCAATGCTTTTCATGCTAATAGATAAAGGATATCAGTTGGATGAAGTCGTTTTCTATGATACAGGTATGGAATTTCAGGCAATCTATAACACTCGTGATGCTGTTCTTCCAATTCTTAAAAAACTTGGCATTAAATATACAGAACTGCATCCGGAGCAACCTTTTCTTTGGACAATGTTTGAAAGGCCGGTTAAGAAAAGAGGGACCAATATTATCCATAAAAAAGGATATAGTTGGTGCGGGGGAACATGCCGGTGGGGAACGAGTGAAAAACTTCGTGCGTTGAAAGCTCACACAAAAGACGGAATTGATTATGTCGGTATTGCTGCCGATGAGACCCATCGCTTTGAAAAGGAAAAACGACCAAATCGGGTTTTACCACTTCGTGATTGGGGCATTACTGAAGCAGATGCACTCCAGTATTGTTACACAAAAGGCTTTGTTTGGCATGAGGATGGAGTAAGTCTATATGAGCTACTTGATCGTGTGAGTTGCTGGTGTTGTGGAAATAAGAACTTGAAGGAGTTGAAGAATATGTATTTGTACCTTCCATGGTATTGGAAAAAGCTGAAAGAACTTCAGTTAAATACCGATAGGCCCTATCGGCGTAATAGTGGAGAAACCATTTTTGATTTAGAGGAAAGATTTAAACGTGAAATGCAATAGAAAGAGTTATTATGATTCCCTTATGTATAAATGGAAAAGATTATTATGATCGAGAAGAAGCACTTGCTGCCTGGTTCGAGGAATGGTTAATGAAACAAGACTTTGAGCAAGATCTTATTGATCGAGAGCTGGAGCTTGAATATCGAAAGACTCATCTTGATTGGAACACTCCTTATGTGATGTATGGTGTTCGTAAAAAACATAAGTGTATCCAAAAGAATGAAATTGCCGTGTTTTATGACTTGTTACCGAGACAAAAGCGTGCTCGTACTGCTGAAACACATTGGTATAAAGTATTGTACAAGAGAAAGGCCACTCCTGAAGAAGTTGAGTCACTCAAGGCTGGGGAATATACCCGTAGATATTTGGTGTATTCCCTGTTTATTGAGAAGAAAATGACTCTTGACAAGGCTTTATCTCTTATAGTTGCCGATGATAAATTATTAGGAATTGCTGATAATACCATCTCTGAAATTGTAACAGCCTTTGAGACTTTCTTTAACCGTAAATTTAGAATTTATAAACCCGAGTTTACAACTCAACTTAATTTATTTACAGATTAATATGAAAACAACAATTATTTCATGTGTGATTTTGTTTGTGTTCCTGCTATATGTAGGACACTTTTCTATAACAATCAAGCCGTTCACAGTCCAACTTCCATACTGGCATCGTTCGCTCGGACTGTTTTAGTTGATCCTCTCTTTTATAGTGTATAATGCCGGTGAACATGCAAAAGGCTATCTTGATGGTTTAAAAGAGGGTGAGAGGATAATATTTGATTTGTTGAAGAAAAAGACCGAGTAAAATGGCGTTAAAATGGCGAAGATTCTGTTTGCTAAACTTGTCAATAACGATTACCTTTATAGATGTAAAGCATTAAAAGTCAATCAATATGAAGAGGAATGAAAAAATAGAAAAATTAGAAAGACTAGGTATTTTCAATCAATGGAAATATAATACAGAAAGAGCAAATGAGACATTTAATATTGAGTGTCCTGACTTCTCAATGACAAATGAAGAACGGATGAACAATTTGTTAGATGTTGATTGCTGCTTTCATCGGTTTCTAGCTATTTCATTCCCTTTTAATGGTACTCCTGAAGGCGTTGCTTTTTGGGAGAATATTGCAAAAAAATAATCGAACTTAATTGAATTGAAATTATGAGTAAAAAAGATTTAATAGAGCAGAACATCACAAGAGTTCAAGAATATGTGAGGGAACTGATTGAAGATGCAAAGTGGAATAATGGTGTTTCGGAAACTCTTGAATCTACTTCAATAATTGTAGGTAATAGTGATGATATCTATGATTTTGCAATTTTATTTGCTTCTAATAGTGAATGTGTTTATTGTGAATTCATAGATAGTAAAATAGAGTACATTGATTGTGAATTAGATTGTGAAATATGCCAATTTGAAGGAAGAATAATTTTTCAATATATAAACGGAAAATTTCATAATCCTGCTAGTCAAATTATCGAACTATCAAAGTTGCTGATGAAAGGCGAATTAAGAGACACAAAAAGTATCTTTTGTTCTATGGTACTTCGATTAATGGATACTGAAGAATACAGTAACAATTATTGTAAATCTTTGGATTTAGTTCTGAGGCTGTTTCCTGAAATAGATGGAGAATTATTAGAAAAGGAATTGGATAGATATATTTAAGCATTACAAGGATGAGTAAAATGAATTTAAATGAATTAAGAGACAAAGCATATAAAACAGCTTGTGAACATGGGGTTCACGATCAAGAGCTAAGTAACAATCATTTTCTTTGCCTTGTGATTTCTGAACTGATGGAAGCTGTGGAAGCAGATAGAAAAGGAAGGCGTGCTAATGTTGATCGGTATAATAAGAAGATTGCTAACAGCCGCATTTGTCAAGGATTGGATTCTGACATTCCCAAAGAGCGCGGTTACGAAGTTGCATATAACGAAACCATTAAAGGTTCAATCGAAGAAGAATTAGCTGATGCTGTTATCCGCTTGCTTGATCTTGCAGGACTTCGAGGAATAAGCCTTGAACTTGCCAACGGAGATATTGATGACTGTATTGAAGATATGGCAGAAGCCTGTAAAGGCGAAAGTTTTACCGAATCAATCTATTCCATCTCTACACTTCCCGTTAGATATGACGGAATATTTGATTTTTCTACAGCCGTGAATGATATGATACTATCTATTTTCGGGCTTGCCAAGCACTTAGATGTAGACCTGTTTTGGCACATCGAGCAGAAAATGAAGTATAACGAACTCCGTGAAAAGATGCACGGGAAGAAGTATTAACTCTCATAACAAAAAAATGGATGATAAACGAAAACAAATATTGGTAGATTACATATCCTACCTGTATACGACGGGTAGGAGCTATGATAGCATCGGGAAATACATCAAATATGTGACTGATTTTCTTGAAAATTCCGAAGAAATCAATCGTCGTGGTTATTATAAATATAAACATAAAAATGCTGATGCTATGGTGCGCCATTCGTTTATGTGTGAGGCTGTTTGTGATTTATTGTCTTATCTTAAAATCGGATATGGCCGACGGGAAAAGGCTGTAAAACCTTTGGAGAAACTTGAGGTTATTTCAGAGAAGAATAAGAAACTGCTTAATGATTTTATAATATGGTTGACTGATAACAATGATTATTCCTCTCACACAATTGATGTCTATTATACCTCGTTGAGAAAATATTTTGAATACGCCAATGAACTAAATATGGATAATTGCAGACGATTTATAAAAAGCCTTGAAGAGGAAAAACTTTCTCCAGCTACCATTCGATTACGTATTACAGCCATTGAGAAGTTCTCCAAATGGGTGAAGAAACCTATTGAACTGAAACGACCTAGAATGAAACGCAAGTTGGATGTAAACAATGTACCGACAGAAGAGGAATATAATAGGTTACTGGAGTATCTGAAAACAAAACTCAACAAGGATTACTATTTCTTCATTAAGGTATTGGGTACTACAGGAGCTCGGCTCTCGGAGTTTCAGCAATTCACGTGGGAGGATATAGCGGCCGGCGAAGTTGTTTTGAAAGGGAAAGGGAACAAGTATCGGCGTTTCTTTTTCCAAAAGCAATTGCAGAGGGAAGTGAAGGACTATATAAAGGAGACAGGCAAGTCCGGTACTCTTGCTGTTGGGAGATTCGGGCCGTTGACTCAAAGAGGTCTTTCACAGCATCTGAAAGTATGGGGTAAACATTGTGGTATCGATTCGAAAAAAATGCACGCTCACGCCTTCCGGCACTTCTTTGCTAAAATGTTCCTGAAGAAAACCAAAGATGTAATTCAATTAGCAGACCTTCTTGGTCATGGTAGTGTAGATACAACAAGAATTTATTTACAAAAAAGTTATGATGAACAACAAAGAGACTTTAATAAAAACGTTACGTGGTAGTGTAGCCCAGCTCAATGAATTGTCGGATATGACTGAAGGCATAGATGTTTATGACGCTGCCGGATATGTTGATACTGAATTTCTTATGGAAGCGCTTTCCTGTGTTAATACTTTTATGGATGCGAGTAATATGGTTATTACGAAAATATCCTCACTGTTAGCGCCGGACGCTCCGGTTGATGAAAGGAAGAACCAGGCTGATGAAGGTAAGAAATGGAATGTGGAAGAGATACTGAAGCATTGTACTCTTGAGGATAGTGTTCTTAGACTTCCGAAAGTACAATTCAATAAGAAATCCTATGCTGAAGCAAAGAAATGGATAGAAGAAGCTGGCGGCTCATGGCAGGGAGGTAAGATACAGGGATTCACATTTCCTTTTAATCCGGAACGTGTGTTCTCCAT